TTGTATGTGGTTCCTGGAGTAACAGCAAGGTTACGGGTTACTACGGCACCGCCACCGCCTCCACCACCAGCAGCGTTACCGCTAGACTGGCCACCACCTCCACCTCCACCAACGAGGATAACCTGTGCAGCGTTAACACCTGCAGGTGCAGTCCATGTACCAGAAGAGGTAAAGACTTGCTCGAGAATTCCTAAACGACCGGCGTTAGGGTCTGAGATTGTGAAGTCAGTTAGAAATGACATATTAGACTAGTCTCCATCCATAGGTGGTACCTGAGTATACCAGGGTTACCGTTGCATTTTTTACGTTGAGTATGAGGTTGTTTGAGGCGATACCCATAATCTTTGAGCTGTCAGATACTACCACAGTTACGTTATTTGTGGCAAAGGCTGAGGCAACGTCAGTGATCCAGACCCTTGTGTTAACCGTTGGGTTAGCTGGGAGGGTCAGGGTAAACGCACCTGCGGAGCTGTCGCACCATAGGGCGTCAAATGGGTTCATTGTGTAGTTTGAGTTTACGGTTGTACGAGTACCGATGTAGGACTGAACCGTGCTTACGGTAGCCGCATCTGTAGACGCACTTGGGGTTCCGCTGATAGTTGCCTTGTTGATCGTCAGGTTATTAAGCTGAAGGTCTGCGAAGGCTACTGTTGAGTCAGCGAAGTTTACGGTATTTGTAGGCTTGGTTGTGAGGGTCTTGAGGAGCTTGAAGACTCCGGTGCTGTGATCACGAACGATACCTGCATAGTAGGTTGTTGAGCCAGTTACATACTGTCCGAAGAGACCCATATCCAAAACGTCTGATGGGTTGCTGTTTCCTACGAAGACTACTGGGTTAGTAACAGCCAAGTTAGCTGAGGTAACCTGGGTTCCAGAACCACCGAAGGTAATGTTACCGGTGATATTTACGTTACCGCCAACGTTCAAGTTACCGGTAAGACCTACGCCGCCGTTAACAACCAAAGCACCGGTTGTCGTAGAGGTAGAGGCTGTTGAGATAGCAATGTTGACTGAGGTATCTGGGATGATTGTCATCTGAGTACGGCCAGTAACAAAACCACCAGCAGCGAAGACAATACGGTTCTGGAGACCGTTAACACCTGTTGCTAGAACAAGGTTACCGTTACCAATCTTAGGGCTAATGTTTGGAGCATCTACAAAGAGATAACCATCGTTAGGTCCTGTGATGCCATAGGTAGCAGAGTTAAAGGTAGAGCCTGTGATACCCATATCAATCCAGCCATCAGCGTCATTTCCATTATCTGGATATGCGATGAAGTCAGCTGAAGATGATGAGGTTGGGTTACGAAGAGCAACCTGTGCGTAGGTATTAGCAGGAGAGGTCTGCTCAAATACTGCAGCAGGAGCTGTCAAGAATGCGGTGTTAAAGAAGTTTTCTACACCAGCGTCACCAGCAAGAAGTGTTCCGTGAGCGTGGATAGTTCCACCAACCCACAAATCTCCAACAAGACCGGCGCCACCAGATACTGTCAAAGCACCTGTTGTGGTTGATGTAGCTGCTGTAGAGATTGCAATGTTTACGGTTGTTGAAGGAATAATTGTCATCTGAGTTGTTGCAGATGTCAAACCACCTGCAGCAAATACGATGTTATTCTGTGTACCGGTGCTATCGGTAGCAAGAACCAAGTTACCGTGACCGGTAGGCATTGTAACGCTAGCGTATGGGCTAAGGCTTACTGTGCCGGAGGTGTTAGTTGTGGTTGTTGCAAAGGTAAGGGTGTTGGTTGTTGGGACAGAGATAACTGTCTTAGAACCGTTGATAGCTCCGGTGTTAAAGCCAGAGGTTGTAATCAACGCACCAATTGGAATATTGTGAGCCGACTGAGTAGTAATAGTTACTACGTTAGAGGTTACAGAGTATGCCGTGATAGCAACTGTAACTTGCTGTGGAGCAGACATAAAGATGTAACCATCGTTAGGTCCGGTAATACCGTACGCAGCTTGGCTAAATGACTGGGAGGTAATACCCATATCAATGTAACCATGGTTATCGTTACCGTTAGCTGGGTAGGCGATAAAGTCGGTTGAGCTGTTACCCTGGTTTCCTTCGTTGATGAAGGCAATCTGAGCGTAGCTGTTTACGTTTGAAGTAAAGACTGCATTTGTATTAGAGAGCAGAGCAATGTTTGCTGCTGTCTGGGCATTAAGTCCACCGTAGAAAACGCCGGTTGTCGAGATGCTTCCAAGGGAGTTAATATTGCCAGTAATACCAGCACCACCAGCTACAACAAGAGCACCAGTAGTTGGGCTTGTTGAAGCGGTAGAGATTGCGATATTAACAGACTGATCAGGAATGATAGACATCTGTGTACGACCGGTGAAGAAGCCACCCGCAGCAAAGATGATTTGGTTAGCTGTACCAGAAAGGTCAGTAGCAAGAACAAGGTTACCAGTTCCTAGTGGACGGTATGCTGTTCCTGGAGTACCGAGAGACTGGGAAACAAATGGCGTTGATCCAGCTGGAGCAGCATAGCTTACTGTGCTAGTTGTAACGGCTGTGATTGTGTATTCGCCATTTACAAATACTGTTCCGCCTAGTGGGACACCCTCAACACGTACAGTTTGTCCAACTGTCCATCCGTGTGGGGTACCTGTAGTAAGAGTTACTACGCCACCCAAGCTCTGTGCAAGAAGAATTTGTTGGGTTGTTCCACGAGGACCAGACATGAAAATATAACCATCATGTGGGCCAGTAATTCCGTAGTTAGCTGCACTAAATGTGCTGCTTGTAATACCCATGTCAATGTAGCCAGAGTTATCATTTCCGGTATCAGTATAGGCAATAAAGTCTGTAGAAGCATCAGATCCAGTACCCTTATTTTGGAAAGCAATTTGGGCAAAGTTCTCTGGATGATTTGTTACAACAACTTCTGCTGCATTTGTAAGGGTAGCGCTTGTTTCAAAAGCAATAGCGTCTTGTCCTTGATTGCTACCAAGATATTCTTTTGTAAGCTCAACAGTGTCAACCCAGTTGGTATTTGCCCCGTTGTTAGAAAGAACCTTATTTGATTGAGAAATAAGAGATGGAAGTTCAGTGTTACCTAGAGCTAAAAGATTAAAAGCAGAGTCAGCAGTGATAGCTCCAGTGCTTGGAGATGTGTGCTGAGATGTGGAGATCCATGCGCTAACGCCATCTGTTACTACATCGTTTAGGTAGTAAAGGGTGCTGTGGGTCCAGGTTCCACGCCATTCAAAACCCTGTACAACTAGAGTCCAGCTACCAGTGTTGGTAGGGTCAACGTTAGTTGCACTTGTTGCTGAGGTGAATGCGTAAAGGTTTGGTCCAAACGTGACAACATCGTTGTAGCTATAGGTTGTTGTTGACGAGTATGCACCGGCCCAGTTAAAGCGGATCTTACCCAGGTCTAGGATCTGAGCCATGTTATAAAACCTCCATTAGAAGATGTCCTGTTGCGTTGTTCCAGCTAAATGTGAATGTGTTATTTGTCCACATCCAATTTCGATAGTCATTAGCCGACTGGCTTGTGGCACTTGGTAGGCTAATTGGAGAGTCCCCCGCAATCTTCTCAATTGTAGCATGACCCGTGGCAGAGTCTTGGCGAACCCCGTAGAAAATCTTATCTACAAAGTCCTCAAGGGTTGCTGAGTTGGAGTCTATGGTTGAGGGATACCAGACGAAGTCTGCCATTATTTAACTCCTTCAGAGAAGTTTACGGTGATATTAATAGCCCCAGCTACTGGACAAGATGCCTTAAGGATATCGCCCGTGTTGAGGATAATCTCGGTCAAAGTTCCAGATAGGGTGCTGTCTGTGTCGCCAACCCTTGGATCCCCAGCAACCAGTGGCATAACTGCATAGCGGTTCTTAAGGACTCGGGTATATAGAATCTGCTCATCGGTAGACTCATCTGAATCCCTAAGGTATAGGTAGACAGGTAAGATTCCACCGGAGGTGTTGGTGATAAGGACTGAGTTAATCTGGGTCTTAAGGGCAGCTGTCCAGATAGTAGTGACGCCGGTTGTGCTTAGAGGTACGGTGACAGAGTTAGCTGAGCCAGTGCTTCCACTAGCCCCGACTGGGTATGCGTATCCTTGAGCCATTCTATCCTCCTATTAAGATACCTGAGCCATGCCTTGGGCATGAAATGAAATATTTGCAGAACCTGATACATATACAGAATCGCCCTGCTTTACGGCTATCTTTGATGTCTCATATGAGTTCTGAGATGGTAGGGGCAGGTTATATACAATATAGGCCCACTGGGTAGGTGAGACATCCCCAGCATGGTTTACATGCACATAAATTACCCCATCAGTTACGGCTAAGTTTGTAGCCACAACTTCTAACAAAAAATTAGATGGAGCTGTATAAAGCAAATTTGGGCTAGAAGTAGGCGTGGTTGCTGTAGAGTTGTATACAACTCCAAGGTCTGCTACGATCGATGCCATTATTCAGTCCAATAGTTAAAGTAGGTTATGTCCGCAATTGCTCCACTACCTGAGGCAAATTGTTGCCAGGTTGTCCCATTAAAATAGAACATAGCGTTGCTGGAAGTATTGTAGTACATATCTCCAGCTTTAGCGGTAGGGGTGGCCGGATTAGCTACAAACGCCGGAATATTTACCGGGGTTAGGTTCAGCTTACTCATTATCCGTGGATCACTACTCTATAGGCGCTAGAGGCTGGGGCCACTGAGAAGGCAAAGGTTACGGTATTTACCGTTGTGTGAGTAATGTCGCAACCAACTTCAGCATAAGTAGCCGCATCGTAGATGACTACCGTTACATCCCTAGTGTTAAGGTTGTGGGTAACTGTAATAGAGGTAGAGGAACCATCACCGATGGTAGCCGCATATTTGCGAACTACTACGTCAGTATTGATTGCTACCTGGTTAGCTGTAGCAGCTCCCGCAGCTCCTTGAGCTGTGGTAGTGATACCAAGACCTGGAATTACCGCAATAGTGTTTCCGCTAAAGTTTAACGCACCGTTAGTAGCATTAATCCAAGAACCTACACCAGAGAACTGGGTAAATTGAATTGGGTCTGTGCCAACCTTGATTCCATCAGCAGGAGTTGTGGCAGTTCCCTGAAGAATCTGAGTCCAACCAGTGTTGCCGTAAACAGTTCCTGAAGCAACGAATACGAATGTACCTGCAATTACTTGACCAAGAATGTGGTTGTCATAGTCAGTTGAACGAGTAAGAACAGTAGCAACTCCGGAAGTTCCCTTTGTTGTTACGGTATAGAGACCGTTTGCAATAGAAGACGAACCTGAAAGAGCAGTAGTACCGCCCATAACAAGAATACGATCGCCAAGTTGTAGTACATCTGGTCCATTATCAACTGTTGTTGTTCCAGTTGCAGTAAAGGTAATCTTTGCACCAACACCGGTACCACCATCTGCGCCAGTTGAACCAGCGGAGTAAGTTCCTGGAACAGGAACAGTTGGACCATACGCATACTCAACAGATCCTAAGACTACAAGACCTTGAGCAGTTGCATCTACATAGTTCTTAGTCGCAGCATCTTGTGCGTTAACCGGATCAGCAAGGTTCGTAATATTATACGTACCCATTGAGTAGTTGCCGGTTGCTGTAGCAAGAGCATTAAGATGAATTCCAGAGTGATCTGCATCGGTGTGGCGGTGAACGTGATCTGCACGAGCTACCTTAAGAGATGAGCCACCATTGTTTGCAGTATTGAGGGATGCCATGTCTGAAGTAAGACCGTATGGCATTGATGGAACCCAGTTAGCTGAAGAGCTAGTTCCATTAGATACATAAAGTACGTTATTAGTTGTATCAAGATACATTGAGCCTGTAGAAAGTGGGGCACTAGCAGGTGCTCCAGAACCGTAGGCTACTCCACCTACTGGTGCCCAGCCGGTACCTTCATATACCTTAAGCTGGTTGGCTACTGTATCAAAATATACTTGACCGGTCGTGGGAGAAGACGGCGCCGTAGAAAGGTTCTGAATGACGGCATTCTGCAGTTCATTCTTGTTTAAGTTTATCGGCGTTAGAAATAAACGTGACATTTACTCTGGTCTCCTTATGACAGGTAAGCGTTACCGCTAAAAGCTGATTGAAATGTGAGGATTATGTTGTTCTGGTCCACGTAGTTAATTTCACCTTCACAGATCGTTCCTGCTGAGTCTACAACAGTTACGTTCGGATAAAAGTTTAAATTGTGTTTAATTGTCCAGGTGGCTGAAGCAAGCTGCTGAGAATAGGTAAAGGCGATGGCCGGAAAGCCATTACCCTCATTGGTAAGGGTAATCGGGGTAGGTTCAACGATGGTTATGGCGTCTTGTTGTCCACATGCACAGGTGCTAGTGCCAGTACAGGCATAAGTTACTGTGGTTTGGGCTGATGTACCGGACGGTGTCCATACTGTAGGCATTATACGACCCCACGATTATAGGAATTGGTTACGGATGGGAAGGTATAGACCTTGCCCCCAAAGTAGGTCTTGATTTTGCCGCTTGAGTCGGTCAAGCGTAGGTCATAGTAGGAGACCTTTGGAAGCTCCTCTGTAACACTAGCTGGCAAGGTAAGCTTAAGTAGGGTTGGGTATACCCCTCCCGTAGCTGTTACCTTTTCAATGGTAAAGGTGCCAAGTACAACCGGCCCAACTTGAGAGAATTCGCTGTTCTGATAAAGAACAATCTCAGAAGCTGCGGTGTAGTTAGTAAGATCAAAGGAGAAGCCGAACTCCTGATAGAAGTCGTCTCCCGAGTACATTTCAAGATCTTGAACCACAATAGGTTCGTCTGGTGTTTGATCCCCATAAGTAGGTGTGGGTAGCATGACCCTTTGAGGAAGCGACCAGTCATCCACCTCTTGTGGGCGATAGATAGGTACGTACCTGTTTGTTAGGCGGCTTATGCGGCGTAGGCTAAATACCTCAATGCGGTATAGGCCGATATTCAGCATAGTGCATAGCTCAGTATATTGAGCTTTGCGAGTCTGAACCATCTCCATTAGCTGGCGGTAACGCTCAGTACGAGGAATAGATACTCCATCTGGTGAGATGATATCAATATCAAAAGCAGCATCGTTAGCCAAAGTATATAAGGCCATTGTAGATGCAAAAAGTACTACAGGATATTCTTCAATTGCTGGAAGATAAGCAAGCTGAGTAATGCGACTTCCCAAACTTGTCGTTTCTGTATTGGTATGCTGGGCAAAAGCAGTGTTTATATAGTAGGCAATCTCAGAATCAGTAAAGTACCTATATGCCTGTCCAGACACTGTTATAACAGAGCCATTAATAGGGACAGCAGTTGAAGGGAGGGTTAGAACACCTACACCTTCTTCAATAATAGAAATGTTTGAGATATCCTCTGTGGCCGGGAATCCTACGGCAGTTCCGGTAGTAGAGTTGGTTACAGTAGTTCCCGTAGCAGAGTTTAGGATAGTAAAGCCTGTTGAGGTGGCCGAGGCCACTGTACCGGTAATATTAAAGGCGGGGGTTGATAGGCCAGTAATGTTTACTACCTGACCTACGACAAAGTTATTATTAGCTGAGTAGTAGCTAATGCTGCCGCCAAATGCATAGGCCCCCGTAACAGCTTGGGTGCTTTGGGGAATTGAGATAACTACAGAAAGAGTAGCTCCCTGTACTGGAGCTTGAGAAAGTTGATAGCGAGTTGTAATTCCGTCGCTAGTAAATTTGTCCACAAAGGATCGTGCTGTGTCGCCAATTTCAGAGCGTAATCTGCTCGAAAGCGTATTTAAATCTGCCACAAATCCTCCACACCGGTAGTAGGATAATCATCTAACAAAGTTGATGATTCGTCAAGGTAAAAGGGCCCCCACAGACAGGAGGGCGGTTGTCTGTGAGGGCGATCTAGGGGTGCGGCTTATAGGCGGTCGTACAAATAACCTTTTTCTTGTAAGTGTGCCGCTACATGCTTTGGAACTTTGTACTTTTTACCTGCTTGGAAAGAATAATGATTTCCAGAACCAATTGTGACCATATCTAGGTTTTCTGCCACTCGGATAACAACCTGATCATCAGCAAGACTTACACCGACGCTCTCGACTTCATCAAGAACTGTGGGTGCTTCTGGGTTAGATGTTAGGTCCACAACTTCAGTCTCATCTTTATGAGCTTTTGTCTGGGTAGCTAATGAAATTTCGTTAGCTCGTTCTGCTAGTGCCTCAGCATTTGCTGCTAGAAGGGCTTCACGTTGACGTCCTGTAACGTCAGTTACTTTTGCTTTTGCCACGATGTATATTCTCCTATTAGATTGATTTTAAGGTGGGGGAGAGGCTTCAAGGTCTCTCCCCCGGGTATTAAATTAGTTGGTTTCTGCGATAACTACAGACTGGTCAGTGATAAGACCAAGACCGTAGATTGCGTACCAAGCAAGAGCGTGTTCACGACCGAAGTCAAGAATACCGCCGTCACGAAGCTCAACTGGAAGTGAGATAGCGTGACCGAATGCATTGTCTCCAATGAAGATAGCTGAGTAGCGGTCAGATGAGCCGTTACCTGTAGCTGTTACTGGAGTGGTGTAACCTCCACCTGTTGGGTACTGGATTGATCCTGGAGCTACAGCTGTATCAGTTGTATATCCTGAACCTGCACCATTGGTTACCTTGGTGATCTGGGTGGTCTCAATGAAGACGGTGTCATAAAGACGGCCGATCTCACCGAGCATGAAGTTACCTGGAGCAGCATACTTTGTTACTTCAATGAACTCTGGGAGGTCACGAAGACGACGGCTCTGGTGTGGGTGAACGAATGCAACGTAGGTCTCGCCAAGCCTTGGGATGTTCTTGGTTGCGAGGGTCTCAACTGCGTCCTTAACGGTACGGGTTGAGAGGTATGATGCACCGGTCATGGTTGCACGAGAAGTTGCTTCTGTGCCATATGCATACCAGTTGTTAACTGCTGAGAGGTTAGAGCGATCTTCGCCATAGATGACTGAAGATGCTGCCATAAGGGTGTCACGAGCCTGGCCATCAAGATAGAGAGCCATGTTGCGACCAAGAAGACGTGAAGCAGAAGCCATAACGTCATCGAAAGAAGCGTTGAGAAGAAGCTCAGATACTGCGATTGCGTATCCCTGCTCTGCAACGGTGATTGAGAACTGCTGTGCTGTCAATGCGTTGGTTGACATACGGACGCCTTCAACGAGAGTTGAAGCGAATCCGAGGTTGTTGTAACGCATGAAGTTGATCTGGAGACCAGGAGCTACGCCAAGTTCTGTCTTCTTGACTGCGAACTGCTCGAAGCGCAAGATAGGCATTGACTGGAATAGAATTTCCTTAGACCAGATGGTCTGAATTGCTTGTGTAAGCTGGCTGTTAGCGCCAGAGTACGCTGTAGGTGCTGCGGCGAGATTGCCGGTACCTGTTACGGCTGATGCCATGTCGGTGTTACTCCTTATTCATATATGTTTAGGTTAGTAAAAAGGTAATGACTTACCCGAAGATTCCCTTGTTACGATCATTAGCTGCTGAACCCAACAGACGTGATCGGTTTTTTGCGTAATCAGCTACCGACATAGAAGCAATTTGCTCCGGTGTATACGATTGTTGGTCCGAATTGTTTTCCAAGGTTGGTGGCAAGGTTGTCCTTGTACCGGTCATATCACGACGCTGAGCCTGAATAGCCTGCTGCGCCGATTCCAGAAGCTTTGAGGTTTTATCCTTCAGTCTGGTAATACTCTGTTCTATCTCTTCTACATTGTTACCAGTGACCATATCGATCAATTCTGGTGCAATGTTATCTTGCTCCTCACTAATGCGGCGATTGAGATACTGTGTTAGTTCAGCATACTCACGCTCACGCTCAAGGAGAGCAAATGCACGTTCACGCTCTAGGCGCTCCGCCTCAATCTTAGAAGCCCATTCCTTTTCTTTTGTTTCAAGGAGTGTTCGAACGTCCATATCGGCTTCAAGCCTCTTACGTTCTGCTTCTGCTGCAGCTTCTGCTGCCTGGCGAGCCTCTGCTAGGCGCTCTTCACGATCCTTCTTAAGAAGATTAAGTTCTTCTTTAAGAGAGTCGATTTGTGGGTACAGTTTTGATTTTTCTTGCTCACGTACTTTTTGCAAGTCTTGCTCTGTGTATCCCTTAACTTGAGTGAACTGATCTTCAGCCACTGCCTGCTGGGCTACAGGTGCGGTTTGGTTTACCTCAGATGCAAACGCATCTTGAGCCACTGCACTGTCTACTGCTGTTGAGTTTTCTGACATGCTTATTCCTTAGGTTTGAGAGGTCGTTGTCCGAATGAGTGCCACGATGACCTGCGGGTTTTGTTTAGTGGTATATAGACTCGCAAACTATGACTAGTTTGTCTGCCTAAATTACTTAGCGTTTTCTTCTGAGCTAGGGCTATCCTTCTGATCGTTAGATACGCCTCGTCCAGGAAGCTTTGTTCCATAGGCCTTTGTTACAAGCTCTGCTTGCATCTGAGCCAAGGTTTGCTCTTCAAATGGTGTGATGACTCCAGGTTGTCCTAGAGGTCCAGGACCTGTTCCATCAGCTGGAGCGGCTCCAGGAGGAAGAGTTCCATCCGGCATCATACCAGTTAATGACGTAATTGCTGAAGCGATCTGTTGCTTTATGAGGGCTAGGGCGCCATCAGCTTTAGCATCAGCAATAAGCTCTGCACGAATTTCTTCAAGCTTCTCATCTGGGAACTCCTCGCCTAGCTGGCGTAGAGCACCTTCACGGGATTCAAGATTCATCTGCATCTTGGCCTGGATTTCCTGCAAAGTAATGAGCTTATCAAGAGGTAGTGGAGGTGGGAAGTGGACTACAGACTCGTAGGTCAATGGATCATTAAGATCCAAGGCAAAGAGCTGCTGGTCCTTAATAGGTCCATTTACATCTGGATTATAAACAAATGCTTCTGGCTCCTTGAATGCAAGGGTTAGGAGGACTAATTCATTGATACGTCGAATACCCTCGCTATACTGCACAATCTTCTGGTGGTAGCGATTCATCAGAGGTTGATACTGGATAGCGAGGGCAACACCTGAGGTATTAGAAATAGGCTGTACTTGTCCAAGAGCGGTCTCTGGGACACCAACCATTTCGTGCATAGCAGTCTTAACTACCTTAAGATACTCAAGAGCTCCTGCAAGACCGGCTCCGCCGCCCTCTAGGTTCTCAACACGAGCATCCTTTGGAAGACCGCCCCAAACCTTCTTAGGGCCCTTCTCAAGGGCTGAGGCCTTAGCTCCGATAATAACTGTAACGGGGGCTGCGTGATAGTTGACGATATCGGCAATATCAGTAGCCACTTCATTATAGTTACGGTTCAAGACAATAAGGTCGTGGCAATCAGATAGGCCCCATGGAGATCCTGAAACTAAGACGTTTGGAATATGAATGATAGGAACTACGCCGATTGGATTAGGGCGTGAATCAATTAGCTCGTCGTTAATGTATTCTTCGATGCGATCATCGGTCAAGATTTCAGTATAGGTATAGACCTGACGAGTACCTTCGATAGATGTGCCCCAGAAACGGTACTTGAGCTTAAAACGAATCAAACGTGTGCGGTCGTGTGGGTGAAACTCTGGGAAGCAGAAAGATGAGTTCAGGGGAAGGATACGAACTCGTCCTGGATGAGGGCGACCAATAGAATCTTCAAATGCTTCTTCGTAAGCTACTTTAACAAAGCAGTCACCAGATACTCCGCCTTGCTGTCCCATTTCCCATAGAACGCCATGCTTGTTATTATCAATCTCCCAAGCACGCTTTAGGATATCTGGAACGATTGCTTCTGTAGCCACTGGGCTGCGGAATGAAACTCCACGGCTAAATGTAAAGTTAGTAATAAAATCTGTAAAGGCACGATAGTAGTTATAAACCATCTGTGCTTCGCCAATTTCACGGCGATAGGACCAGTGATGTCCTAAGTACATTGCCCAGTTAAGAGAATAACGATTTAAACGTGGACCATGAACTTCAAACTCTTCATCTGCTAGTTCTACAAGACCAAGAGGTGAAATTGAGATGGTTAAGTCTGATGACGCCGCCCTATAACTGGGAGGTGAAAAATCGATACCACCACTCATCGGTTAATTCCATTCATTTGTTTTGCCCCCGAATGCACAGTCTCTGATGTTAAAGGTTCACCAGCCCCGGAGAAAGGGAACGGGGCTGGGAACAGGTATAGTCTATCGTACTTTAGTCGTTTACTGATGCAGGGTTCAAACGCTCCTGGCGTGAACCGTTGCGTACAACTTCTTCGATTACAACTGTTGAGTGGTCTCCGAAGTTACCCTGAGCAAACTCGCCAAGGAATGTTGGAGCTTCGACCCAAGCAGCTGAACCCACGTGAGCACGTTCACGCATTGTCTCATCAGCATACTTTTCAAAGACGTTGTTGTTGTGGTTAGGACGTCCATCTGGAGTCTCGTAACCTTGATCCAAGCCAACTTGGAAATCATTTGGAACGTCGGTGTCTGTAGCGATACCTTCTTCAAAACGAAGTGGGCCACGGAGACCTGAAGTTGCAGGAGAGAACTTGCGCTCGTATACGTTTCCTGGACGCTCTGGGTACTGTGGAGTTGGTGCGATATTTGGTGTTGCCATTGTTTATCTCCTATAGGATAAGGGATTGAGGTTCCTCAGGGTTAATTCTGTCTTGTAGTAGGTGTTTTGTCATAGTAAATTAAAAGAAAGGATTGGAGCTTACCTCTACGGTAGGCATAACCATTTCTTGGGTCAGGGAGCAGGCAAGGGCCAAAGAGTCCACAAAATCGTCGTGGGCGTGGACTTCATCCGGCGCAGCCACTAAAAAGTTAGGCCCCTTATACTGAACTTCAGCATCTGTCATCTGTTGGTAAAACTTCTTCCAGATACGAAGGCGACGGGTTTTAGCGTGGGCAGGCCAAGAGACCATCTGACGTTGAATCAGGGCCTGAAGGTGCTTCCACCGCTTTGACTGCTCAGTAGGGCTGGAAGTAACTGGCACCACTTCTGCTCTAGGCATAAGAATCTTTAGACGTCCGGCCACTGCATCACCTACACCATTAGCATCTACTCCGATAGCAAGTACATCATAGTTTCCAAGGAACTGCTGGATTTGGAAATATTGTTCTTCCCAGTCATCTCCTTGAAGCTCCAGCCAGTTGAGCACCCTATGATCATAGTATCCATATTCATCTGGACGATCCCAGTCTACCCAAACTACTGTGACCACTGTGCTGTCCATCTTACGGGCCGGGTCAATTCCAACCACAACAGGAGAGCGGTGCCAAGATTTAACTATTTCTTGTGAAGTATCTCCAAGATCATCCATAATGTTGGATGTTACGAACATACCTCGCTCAAGTAGCCACTTGCAGTTATAGGATAGCTGGAACTCATCAGAGTCCTCGCCAATACGAAGCATCTCTTTCTTAATAAACTTTTCATAGTTAGGCTGAATCTTAGCCACATCTTTCCAGTCCCACTGGAAATGATTCTGCTTAGCCTTAGAGTTCTGTGTTTGACGGCGCTTATTAAGTTGAATAGAACGATAGAAACCATTCTTGTGGGTTGTAGGAGTGCCTGTTTTAACCATGGTGGCGTTATAGTACGCACCCATAGGCGCAATAGACTTTGATACCACAAAGTCATCTGCTTCTTGACACTCATCAACAATAATAAGGTGGAAAGACTTAGACTCAATTTTAGCTCTTGGGTTAGCTGTCATCATCATGATGGTGCTTCCAGACTTCTTTAGCTTTAAGTTTCTTACAACGCCAGGAGTCTTAGTAGGAATATCATCAATTTCAGGGTCACCAAAGACTTCCATAGCTCTTTCAGAGGTAAGGCGGGACACTGTACGGGAGTATAGAGTTTCTACCTGGTTTTGAGTAGGAGCAAACATTCCCACCCAAATTCCATCACCAAACTTACCTAAAAGCTCTGGATAGATCTTAGCTAGTCGTGGAAGGATAACCATCAGTGTGGCCACTGTATTAGCGATGGTTTCTGACTTTCCTGACTGACGTGATGCGAGGGCGGTGATTTCTTCGCCATCATTGATAATGACTGATTCGATAACACGGCGTGCCAAGGGTTCCTGGTACGGGTGAAGCTTATGTCCTACAAGCATCTCCATGAAGGCCATGATCTTAGTGATCAAGATCTTAACAAATTCTTTGGAGAGTTCGTCTAGAGTGTCCTCTTCCTCATCTTCAGGAATAGGATTGAAGGATTCATCCTCCACTGCCTCAAGATCTACCTCTTCAAACTCGTGTTCGTTCACTCAGGGTATCTTTCTTTAAGCGTAGTTAGAATGGCATAGATAGATTCTGCGCCAACTCGTGCCTCTTCTAGATTAAAATTATCTTCTGTTTTCTGCCAGCTAGATAAGTTACGGCCAATTGAATACAAGACTTGGTCAGACCAGGTAAGCAGCTCTGCTGTAGAAAGCTTAGCCACTCTTTTTTCAATGCGGCTCTTAACTCGTTCTTCTTTTTTCTTAAACATCGTATTCTTCCCCTCGTACTATATCCCAATCAAATTCGCCTTCAGCCACTGCCCTACCTGCAATTGCATTGGTCAATGCTTGGCTTTCATCATATTGTGCTACCCACTTACCTACGACAATAGATAATCGGGTAAACGGCAACCTAAATACCAGGCCACTGCCATACCTAAAGGGCTCTTCGATTTCTTGTGTATTAGAGCGCTCAATAATTACTTTAGGCTTTATAGGATAAACCATAGCATGCCAAAAGTACTTTTTGCCCATATCGTGCGTTCTAGCCATTGTCGCCTAATCTTTCGCACATGTGGGTAGGAATCTCATGTTCCAGAACCAAAGCTGAGCAATCCCGGCATTTAAATACTTTTGGTGGATTAAAGTTGTTCTGAGCAGTAGCTCCTTCAACAACATCGTCTTGTCCAGGCCTAAAGTACTCATGAACTACCTCTGGGCGCATAAAAATTTCTGGTGGGAATGGTCCCTTGGCAGCTTGCGATGAACGTGGAACAGGATGACCTTGTTTGGTCTCTATACGCTCAATTGTCATATTTTGCCCTTTTCTCTGTATAGTGACTAATATTACACCATGTTAGAGGTTTGCACGACACTGTATTTACGGCTATACTGGAGGCAGGAGATTAAACCCTCCGACACTAACAACGAAACAAAAGAGTTACAACTTGTTCGGTAGAAAGAGACCGAACTGCTGAGGACCTAGTGACAGTAGGTCAATAGTTCGGGTTGGCTCTCTAGCCTAGGAGATAGTGTGAATCTGAATGACAAAAGGAAACTTATAATCCTTGGGCTCGCAGCCCTCTTAACAATCTCAAATTTAATAACGTTTACGGCCAAGGCCACGGCCCCGATGCTACAAAGGTGCTTAACACCTGTCGGAAAGCTTGAAGTGGCTAAAAAGCTCACCCCAAAGCAGCTCTACCAACTTTTACAGCATGTAGGGTTTAAAGGCCATTCCCTTAAGGTCGCTTGGGCTGTAGCTATGAAAGAAACCCACGGCAACCCTCTTGCCCATAATTTCAACCCACGAACGGGAGACAACTCTTATGGGGTCTTCCAGATTAACCTTTACGGGGCTCTGAAGGGCCGTATAAAGGACTTTGGCTTAAAGTCGGCACAAGACCTCACCAACCCTGTAAAGAACGCTCAAATCGCCTACAAGATGAGTTCTGGGGGTACTAACTGGTCCCCTTGGCACGCTGACCCAGGTGAGCGTGATCACAAGCTAGTTCAAATGTGGATTAAGATCTGCCCTCAATTTTTGGCAGCTTAAGACTTCTTACCGGCCCTACGCTTATTCTCCTTGGCAGTATTTTTGCCATGCTTGAGTGGGCGTAGGTTGCTGGAAGAATCGTTATCGTGGTTATTATCTTTGTGATCCACGTCTGTACCCTTAGATAGCTTGCCATGCTTCTTTTCATATTTAGCACGAGCAGCATTCTTAGAGGTGGTGTGCCACTTACCTTTAGAGTCTTTGTAGTGCTCAACAATAATTTTACGGCCGCCATTAGCAGCAGAGCCTTTATACTCTTTGCCGCCAGCTACTTCTTTTTTCTTAGTTGCCATCTGTTAAACCTCGATATTCTCTATCTATATCATCCTCTGGTTTTTTATCGTAACCAGCAAAAAATTGATCACTAAACTGTTGTGATCTAAGAAGTGTTTTTTGAATTTCGGGTTGCTCATAAAAATCATTATTTTGTAACTCTACGTGATCACAAAAAGGGCATGCAGAGTGGTCCAACTTAACCGGCGTATATTTTGAACCATCTGGATAATCTCTACCTTCAGTTCTAGACACCCCATGGCGATCATGACCTCGCAAAATACCGTCATAAATTGCACCATCAGCTATAGTTGGGTGATCGGAAGGGACTAGGAGCCTAGTCTTATGCTCGTTCTTTAACGCTTCCATCTCAGGCGTATAAGTACCTGCTTTTTTAAAGTGGTCTGAAATATTATCTAATGTTCTTAAATTAGAGTTTTGAATTGTCTTTTCTACTTCAGACTTATTTTGGTAATAATTTGGTGACATAGTAGCGTCAACAATTCTATCCAGCTCTTCTCGATCACGGTCTGTGTACTTACCAAATTCAAAATCGTTAGTATTGCGTCCCATTACTTGCTCTTCTTTTTAGACACAGCCATATTATCAATTAGATTTGGGTATGGACGACCGGCAGCTTTAGCACGTGCTTTAGCGGCAGATTTCTTCTTTGATGACAACTTCTTATGCTTGCCACCATCAGGATCTTTTTTATCCCAAACTTTTTTCTCAGCCATTAGCAGTCCCACGCCCTCAATGACTTATTAATGCGGCTATTTGGATCTTTAGCGGTCTTTGACGAGGTATTGTGCTTCTTCATGCCTTCCATACGAGCACAGAAAGATTTACGACGAGCGGCAGACTTCTTAGACTTAGCGGCCTCTTCCTTTTTAACAGGCGGCTTTAGATTGTGACCTTCTTTTTTAGCAGAAGCACGCCCTCTAGCGTTTAGACCACCTTCAGGATTTTGACCTTCTTTACGAGTCCAAGCTGGTGACTTGTGGTGTTCTTTTTTCTTAGTAGTTGTCATCCGAATATATCCTTCCGATCTTTTTCTGCATGTTGAGAAGTATCCACACAATCGTGGTTATTTGCTTCCTTTTTACCAGCACGAATGGCAGAAGCCCCACCAAGTTTGGTTACATGATAGGCACAAGTACGACAAGTCCAGGAATGGCTTGTAAGGCCGTTTACCTTACCACCAACCTGGTAGTCAATCTTTCTTGCCATTAGTTGCTCGATTCACCATTAGCACCACGTCCAGGACGTGCTACAAAAGTTTCCCTATTAGGATCCTTCTCATACCGTTGATTGGTAAGAAAAGTCTTTGCTTCATTAGCCCTATATCGTAAGTTTGGTGGCATCTTGCCACAAGACTCACAAAATGTAGCGCTATCTTGAAAGATCTGAAAACGATAGTCTTTCATAGGAACTACTCTGCTGAAGTGTCAGGCTTGTTATTTCCACGCTTCTTACGAGTTTCAAATACTTCTCTAGGGTTTGGAAGAATAAACTTATCATCAGAAGGCTTAACAGTGTCCATAAGCTTAGCTTCAGGCTCTGTTCCTTCTAGTACTTTATTCTCACCATTAACCTGAATAGACAAGGTCCTACCTGGTACTCCGTTGCTTGCAGCAAGAGGTGGCTTGCCTTCTTCCAAAAGACTCTGACGAAGTGGGTCAAAGCTAGCGGCAGCTTCCTGTCCACGCTTTCTAGACGCTGCACTAGCAAGCTTTACACACTCTGGGCACTGAGGGTTATTTGTACCGCCAGCTACGTGAGTTTGGTGCTCAGCTTCCATATCAACAGGCTTTCCATCACGATGGATAGGTCCTTGTGAAATATAGCGCTTATTCTCACCGCTTCTAAAACCCATTTCAGAACCACGCTTTAGACGTGTCATCATGTTACCGAAGCTGCGACCACGCTTAATAGAGTCTGTAACTAGATCAGCAATATGGGTTGCTCCGGATACACTGTGGTTTTCAAACACACGGTTTCCGTTTTGATCCTTATATGGATGCCAACCTTCATGCAGCCAGTCAACGCCCTTACCGATCTTTCCTTTGGCCGTAGGCTTAATACCACTTTGAGACCTAGAGTCTCCATTGAATCCCATAAATGGTGATTCTGAACCACGCATAGGTCCATTACGAAGTGGGTTATGTGGATGGCTCATATCACTCAAAGGAATGACTTCATTGCCATGCCTAAAGAAGTCTGTTGCTACATCAACGTTGCCGTTATTAGGATGGTATTCAACCATCTTTCCTGATTGGAAACGCTTCTTATTATCAATGACTTGACGAGCATATTCAAGATTATTGCTAAAGTTGCTTGAATTAGTACCCAAGAACTTAGTTAAATGATTGTAGTCTCCGTTATCCCTAGTCTCAGGGATTCCGGCATGATTCATAACAAAGGCCATCTTTGCATAGTCACTACGAGCAAAGGCTGGGTGATTTGGGTGACCCGAATCAGTTTCAGGAAGATCTGGGGCCAATCGAGCAGAAAGACGCTTAGCACGATCAATAACGTGCGGCTCCATGGTAGTAATCTCTGTGCCGGCATTTGCACGGTTTATCATCCTACCGGTTTCAATAGCATTTCGCTCTGAAGTCTTAGCAGGAGGACGACCAGCAGTGGTTTCATTTAGATTTAGGTCATGAGTGCCCAGGCCTCCTGGCATACGACGCTTTCTAACCCTAGCATTTTCTTCTTCAAGAGTCTCTGGACGACCTAATTGGTCCTCAACCTCAACGCTTTCAAAAGTTCTTCCAACACCTGGCTCACTAGCTGTGCTGCGATTAACAACATTTTTAGCAGTTAGGCGAGGCTCTTTAACAATTGGCTTTGCAACTTCTTTAACTTTACCTTCGTAGAAGTCAGAATCATCTCCTGGCTCATAATTAGGAACCATCTCACGATCTTCCCAATTATCACGGAAGTAACCTTCGGCAGGCTCAGCGTGCTTCTGTTCAAACTCGCTGCGCTCAGCTACACGGCGATTGTGTGCAGCCTCTTGCTCTGAATCAGAAAGATTTCCTTCTTTTGAAATTTCATCTTCATGGCGAGCGTTCATTTCAGCAAACGCTGCTTGACGTGCCTTATGCATACGCTTATGCTTTGGAGAACGATAAATACCTGGGGAGATATCCTTCATACGCATAGTGGTTGTGCTAAGAGGATCGGCAGCATTATTGCTTAGGTTATACTCGTCCTTTAGATTGCCGTTTTCATCCCAAAGATTTTGCTCAGACCAATTCTTAGGCTCTTTAACACCAGAGGTAGATCCAGACTCTTCATCCTCAGACAATGACAAGTTGCGCTTGTTTTCTGCAGCCGTGTCTTCTTCATCAATGCTTGCTGCTTCACGCTGCTTTGAGCCTGAAGAACCCACTAAAGGAGTCTCTACATCTTCTTCAGATACTGCACGCTCTGCGTCAGTAGATAGCTTATCTAGCTCAGCATCCTTAGATGAACGGAATTGCTGACCCTTAAGACTATCTGCTTTTTCTGCAGCCGTGACAGTATCTCCCTTAGGAGTTCTAAATGCCTGATTAAGTCCAGACTCTATAACACGTGCAGGTCCAGTCTCAGATACTGTAACTTTTTCTCCACTTTTTAGCTTTCCTTCTGCACCAAGACGGTATGTAGTACTAGCTGGAGATCTTGGATCATTATATGGATAGTTTAGTTCGCCATTTGAATCATATTCAGGAATAGGAGTATCTGCAAGAGCACCGCCAGAATTAGCTGCGGTATCTTTTGTTCCCTTACCAATTAGGGTGTTTTTAATTCTATCCAGACGTGATCGAGCTTCAGTGCGGCGATTAGCCTTTGCAGCTTCTTGCGCCTGTTGTTCTGGTGTAAATTGACCTACAACACGGTTGGCAACTCGCTCACGAGTGCCACGATTAAGATCTTCTAGATCGTACTCTTTACCATTAGGTCCCATACGCATAGTGGTAGTTGCTAAGTTTTTAGCAGTTTCTACACGCTCACGCTTTGCTTTTCTGGCAAGACCACGCTTTGCTAAGCGAGCATCTTTATCTTGCTCTCGCTTTGCTGCCATTCTTTCCAAGACATCTGGTGCAGGCTGATCACTGCGACGTTCTGCAGCAACTCCCGTAGAGGTTTCTTCAAAACGCTCTGGATTTTGCTCAATGTCGCTTGTCTCAGTGCGTACAATCTCAGGACGATCTGCAAATGGCAAACGGACAACACTTTGTCCGCCTTTTCCAGGAGCAGTGTACTTATCAAATTGGCCCATTATTAGTCCTCCAAAAGTCCTGTAGCGTGTTCTTCATTGAAAAGTGGGCCGGTAGTGCTACCACTTTCATCTTTAACGTCTTCCCAGTCACCCTGAGCATTCTTAATCTGACCTAGAGGTGTTTTTGCAGTAGCTAGGCTTTGATTAAATACGCCAGTACGTCCTTCAGCACCGGTCGTATTTTCTGAAAAGGTTGTTCCAGGCTTAAGTGCGTTGAAAACATCAGAGGCTGCAGGCTTTGCATTTTCTGTTTTAATTTTTTGCCTATCTGCGGCATTCTTTTCTTCTTGAACCCTAAGGGAGATATCTCCTAGGACACCATTACGAATTCCAGCAAGTGCGGAGTGTTCTTTCCACAAACGATTGCCTTCTTCTTCGCCATGGGTATCAATGTAAGATTGGCGATTAGCCTCAAAGTTAGATTGGGTTCCGAGACCCTCAGCCATGTTCTTTGCGACGTGGTTAAACGCATCACGCTCTAAACCTTGTTCATGTTGCTTATCCATGCGATCACGCATTAACTTATCATTAAAAAGAGCAAGACTTTGCTGAAGTTGCATCTTATTCTTCATCTGACGAATACTTCCTACACCACCTAGAAGTTGGTTCAAGAAGTTTCCTCCTCCTGCACCGCCGGCTGGGGAGATATTCTGACCGCCATTAAGATTCATCTAAAGATCCTGTCTTTTCCGATATGGACAAAAGTTTAGCAACTCCGCCCTGTTCTGTAAGCACATGAGAGTTTTTATTATAGTGGTGGATACAGAAGCTCAAAACCCCGTATGGGAGCTCTACTAGGACTTTAGCCCTAGCTGAGCAGCTATCACATTGAATTCGCTCCTGAGATTCCTCCGCCAGCGGCATTGCCTGTAACTCCGGTTCCAGTAGCTGTGTCATCTGCATCCATTCCTTGGTATTGATCCATGTCTATATCAGAATCTGGGCCTAATCCATAGTAAAGCTGGTCGTAGTCTACTACAGAATTGGGGAGGGGAAAGCGAGCATCACCCAGCCGCCCTACTGTTGCAGGGTCCTTTAGAGGCACCTTGAACTGGCGATGCTCTTTCTTTGGGTGAGTCATACGAGTATTCTCTCACTAAAGCAAAAAGCCGGGAGCGTTAACTCCCGGCTAATTACATTTAGGCTATTAGGCCCAAGGTGTGATTGTGATCGCAGCACCAGCAGCGGTTGATGCAGTACCTGCAGCAATGCTCTGGGTCTTGATTGTTGCAGAAGCACCCTTGACTGTTGGGGTACCTGTAGGTGAAGCAACAGCGATAGCGGTTGTTCCGTTAGAGACAAATGAGACGGTGTTTGTCGCACTTGCGGTAACAGTCCATGTACCGTTAAGTTCTGTTGTTGTAGCATCTGCAAGACCAGCGATTGTGATCTTTGTACCAATTGGGAATGCAGCGCCAGCACCTGTAGCAGTAACAGTTGCAGTAGCTGAGCTAGCTGTACGAGCAGCAGCTGTGATTGAGATCGGTGTGTTGGTTGCAGCAGAAGCTGTGGTAGCAACAAGCTCGACATCACCAAGAAGTGTTTGAGCATTAGTGGTCGAAAGACCTAGAACTGATGGAACACTTACATAAGCAGTTCCGCCTACGAATGAACCATCTGAGTCAGATGCCCCAGCACCAAGTTGTGCGTAGCCTGTTTGACCAGTGATTGATACGCCTGAACCAGCTGCATTAGTTACTGTGAACTGGTATGCAGTTGCTGATGCGATTGTAGCGTTTGTAAGGTTGAATGCAGAGGTTGTGAGACCTGAGATCGATACGTTCTGTCCAACCAATGAAGCTGGATTGATTCCGTTTGATTGAGCTGTATAGGTGACGGTTGTTCCGTTGCCCGAAGCAGCTGTTACACGAAGGATTGGGTCTCCAGCAATAAAGCTTGGGAATCCTGAGTAATTAGCTTCTGCGATGTTCTGGGTATCCTTGGTGTAATCCAAGTATGCAGAGTTTACGGTAGAAGTGTTGGTCCATTGGACGTTCTGTGAGCCGCCAACTGTAACAGTTGCGGAAGGTGTTCCTGCAGAACGCTCATCGTTTGGTTGTAGTGGGAAGTTACCCCATACGAAATCAACGTTAGGGCGACCCGTAACAGTTGATGTGGTTACATTTTGCAACATTGCGTATGCGTATGTTGCTGAGGTTGTTGACACAGACAAGCTTGTGTTACCGGTAATTGGGTTACCAGTATAAACTGTCCATGACTCTAGGCTATTGCCTTCGAGATTAGTTGCCATGTACATAGTCCTATCTAGAGAGGGTTAGAGAGTCTTGCCCAAGAGACAGGGCAATGGTAACAGAGGTACTAGGCTTCTTGTACGTAAATGCGGGTTTCTCCACCAGAGTTGACATCAAATTCCCTTGAAGCATCAATTGCCGTAGTCATAGCCTTCTTAGCGTACTCTATATCGGTAAATAGACGTGAGCTAGTCTTTGCGGCCTGGAATAAAGAGCCTTGAGCAAAGTCTCCACCACTACCTGAGGTAATGTAGTTACGGATGTCACGGTCGTATGAGTAGTCTTCATCAATAATATAGACGATACCTTGGACAGCTATGATAAACACGTTCTCATATTGTGCGTAATCGCCATCATCCTTCATGTCGTATCCGCCATCAATAAATAGCTGACGCATGCCGGGAATAAAAGTCTTAACCATCCAGGTGTCTAACTGTTCAACAGTAGAGTTAGCACGTGGCTTTGGGGCCTTCCAAGCTCGTTGTAGGAGGTTCATACCTCGACCAAGCCCACAACCTGCGATAAGGATGCCGTTGTTATCGATAACCTTATGATCGTTCATTTGCACTTTACGGTACTCGTAATAGGTTGCTTGGGTATCTGCACCCATAACTACCCAGCCGTCACCCTGAATTGCAGCGATTGTTGTCATTTTTCCCTCTCGTAGGTTCCCCTAAGGGTATCACATGTACTCTTGAACGCCTACCTCAAAGGTCTCAGCCCGAGTACGGGGTAGAGTTCCATATGAGGTTCTGAGCCAAGGAAGGCCCAATAATGCATCATTTACAAAGTCATTAGTGGAATTGGCTGTTTTTAACATATCCCACATTTCGGGCAAAACGCCATCGTACTGAATCCAAGTATATTGGGCTCTTCCGCCGACGGACGGGTCTGTCATTACAATGACAAGAGTTTCAGTATTAGAGTTATAGCAGCACTTCTGAGCTCGGGGGCGTGGACCACCGGAGGTGGGGGCGGGAATCTCTTCATATCCTGGCCCACATACACGGCTACGCTCTCTATCGTACTTTAAGGCAGCAGCAATAGCGGCATAGTTATCGTAATCGACAACAGGCCTAAAGTGCCTTGCACGATATCGATCGCTCATTGTCCTCCCCAACCTCCACCCTTAAAAACGGCGGGGGTAGCTTGGAAAATCTTACTCATAGACTGTTGGCAACAGACAGGGATACTGTCATCACCAAAAGACTGATAAATCTCTTGAACGCCTCCACAGACGTTGCACTTGTAATCGTAGTTAGGCATTATGCCTCTACCAGATCAGCACCACACTCTGGGCAAGGAGATACATTCACAGTCTTTGCATCAGCGAGAAGTTCACCAATTTCAATATCGGCACTCCACTTGCAAGAAGGACACTTATATTCTATTGTAGCCATTTACTTCTCCATACTTTCGGCGGGACGGGTGTAGTTACTCTTCAAATGACTGCTGGGTCTCCCAGATAGCATCCATCTGTTCTTTACTTGGGACAATTGTAGCACTATGAGTAGTTTCGTACTCTTCAGCCCATTTGTCTAAATCTTCGGGTGTTACTTCTTTCTTTTCCATAATACTTCCTTACATTCGTTGCCCTAGCTCCCGAACATGGATTCGAACCACAACTGAGTGCTCCAGAGGCACCTGTACTACCGTTATACGATTCGGGAAAAAATATGGGCGGCACGCAGATCGCAATCTTTCATACGGAATCACACTCGTACCGTCGCTGACCTTCCTGGGATCGAACCAGGGACAACTCGATTAACAGTCGAGTGCTCTGCCTGCTGAGCTAAAGGTCAAAGTATCAGGTCGGTTTATCTTTCACCACGCCGTAAGGTCTCGTAACCGAGTCCCCTGATGAGACCGTCTAGGTCGTGCTAGCGTCCGCCTAGATACTTGCGTAAACTTCAAACCAAATGAGAAGCAATACAAGTGTTACCTCGTTGCAGAGACGGGATTTGAACCCGTGACCTCTTGGTTATGAGCCAAGCGAGATGCCGAACTTCTCCACTCTGCGTCGGAGCCCCTAGCCACGTATTCGCCGTAGAAACTAGGGGCTCTACATACAGTATAGCGTGATTATTTGATTTTGATCAACTTTGGTTGCAACTCTTCGGGTAGCTCTTGCTTCAAGAGAATACGAAGCATGCCGTCCTTCATCTCTGCTCCATCTACCACAACGTACTCTGCCAACACGAAGTTTTGCTTGAAGTCACGGGTAGCGATTCCGTTGTGTACGTACTCGTCCACAGATGGCAGTTTAGAGCCTTCTACGGTCAACTGGAGCTCTTTTACTGTGATGGTGATATCTTCCTTACCAAAGCCTGCTACAGCGATCTCCAGGACGTAATTGTCCTTAGATTTGAAGATGTTGTATGGAGGATAGCTAGCTTGCTTAGCTGCCTGGCTAACGCTCTCTAGAGTTTGCAAGAGCGGATCAAATCCAATAGCCCAACGATTAAACTGTGGGAACAAGGATTGGATTGTTAGCGGCTGTGGAGGCGCTGGTTGCTTAGGATGCTTAGACCATGGGTCCTGATAACGATCCTTAAATGGATCATGTGGACCTGTATTTTGATATGGATGTGCCATAGTTATATCTCCTTAGACGATATAAGTTAACTAGAAGCCCATTCGGCGCTTCTAATTACAGTATAGCCGACTTTTAGAGATTTTGTCTAACTAATGAACTCACCTTGTAATTGAGTGAAATTTGTCTTACTCCAAGGATGCCCGTCAAGACCGGATGATCTCAGATAGCGACCTGTAGAGTCTGACCTCTTCAAACCCTCCCATTGAGACTTAGCCACCCCGTCATACCGGATTAGAGGCTCTGGCTCCCCGGTAGGGTCATAGGTACCAGTTGCCTTGTTCTTCTTCACCGGAGCTCTAAAGATGATTACTAGCGTCTCGCTATCGTGATGATAGCCGCACTGCTCCGCTCTATCACGTTTATCTGCTTTGTCCGATTTATCACTTGTAGGTGCTTCAATCACCTCAAAGGTAGATGGCCATGTACCGATACGATTACGAGTAGGATTAAAATCAAACTCTTCATCTTGGAGCTCTTCTAGCTCCTCAGTAGCCTCAAGCTCTTGAGCTTCCCGCTCTGCTCGTTCCCTGGCAGTACGCTGTATTAGAGACTCACGCTTAGCAGGATATAACCGCCCATTCTTACCACGGTAATATCCCTCAGGAATGTTGTTATCTGCCATGGTGTAACTATACCACGCCCTGATAGGCCACTGTCTGCATTTAGAGTTTCCTGAGAATTATTTGAGCTTGCCTATTAGAAAACACCTACCTATGATCATAGGAGACTTGAAATCCCCCGCCAATTTTTTACACAGTGATCTAACTCACTTTCCCGCCGTTTAGGCCACTGCTTTGTCTATATACCCTCAACCCTCCGTCTCGTCTGCCAGAAGTTTGGGTAGCAGTAGTTTAAGGGTGGGGGTCACCCATCAGGGGCAGAAGGAAGGGCAAGGGTCACTCTCCCGTAGCCTGCGCTGGTGCTGAAATCACTAGCGTTCGATTCGCTAGGCAGGCACGGGTCAAACCCCATAGGCACACCGTGTGTCTATGTATCCGAAAGGAGATTGCCGTGTCCCAAAACACGACAGTCATGTCATGGGAGCAAATTGCTTCCGTGTCAAATGCCCCTGAGATATTCATTATCTCGCAATCAGCCAGCCGTTTTAAGAACGACAGCGAGAAAACTCCCGCTGATGTTCTTGGGCTCTTCACCAAGCGTTCTGCCGTGAAGTTAGTCCGTGCTGGCTACATCTCTGCCAAGTCTGGTATGTCACCAGAAGCGGTCAAGAAATATCTTGACGCTATTGACCGTGCTTGGTCAGACATTGACATCGTTGATGATTCACGCACCCAGCGTGTTATCCTCGAAGAGGTCAAGGAAAACCTCGAAGCGAAGGCTCCTAACTGGAAGCGTCGCTTCGATTCTGCTTCAGCCGTCCTAGAAGCCATTATGGACGGCTCTGTCTCTGTCTCCACACTAGAGGGAGAGACCCTAGAGGCGTACAACCGCCTCGTTGCCTTCGTCGAAAACCAACTCGCCGAGCAAATCGTCAAGTTCACGAGTGCTCTAGTCTAATCGGCTAGACGGGAGAGTCGGGGGCATACCCTGCTCCCGACTCCTTCCTATGCTCATAGGTAGCAATATCTATGGTCATAGGTGGGAGTGGACCATCTAGCACAGCACCAGCACCCGTAAGGGCTAACAGACTGGTGGCTTATTGGAGATGCTAGCCTGCTGTCTCCCATACGGAACCAGAGTGACTCTTGCCCAACTATAAAATCCAAGAAAAGCCACTGGCCGACTAGTCCCATGCCTGCGTAGCCGTAGGACCAGATTAGACGGCTGGTGGCTTCTCTATTATCAGGTAGTTGGTGGAAGATACATAGGTGTTTACGACTTAAACGCAGTGACTATTACAGTCCTGAGCCTATGTATCTCTCACTCTCTATCTGGAGAGTATCTACAAGGAGGTTATTATGGAATGTCAGTGCTGTGGTTCAAATCCATGCCTAGAGGCATTGGATAATGAGGCTCAATCATGAGCCTCTTAGACCCTATGCAATCAGGTCTGCCTATCACTATCTTGTGGTTGGGTAG